TGGCCATAGTCGAATTCGGTCGCGCCGTTGCGGACCACCATCTGGCCGATGATGTGCGCCTCTTCGGTCGTGCCGGTATGCTGAACGCGGAACCATGGGCGGTTCATGCGTGCCAGGATCTGCTCGATCAGCGTCGTCTTGCCCGTGCCGTGCAGCCCCCAGATCAGGAGCGGCATGTTCAACTGGACAGCCATCGCGGCGTCCTTGGTCTCTTCGATCGGGAAGACGTAGCCGTCGTCGATCTCAGGGATCGCTTCGAGATGTTCGGCGGCGATTGCGGCCGTGTCCATCACCTCGATCATGATGGGGTCGCCGGAGGTCTGACCGCGCTTGGGGGCAGAGCGAAGTTCGTTCGTGAGGGGGAGTTCGAACACTTCGAACATCGGCTTGCGGATGGTCGCGCCGGGCTTGTTGATCGGGATGATCTTCGCCATCGCAGCGTGCTGTGCTGCCTGCGCCTGCTTGCGCTCGCCGGCCTTAACCTGGATTGCCTTAGCCAGGCGCGGGCTGATGACCGGCGCGCCAGGGTAAGCGACCTGATAATCCTCGAACGAGCCCCAGCCGGGGTGCGCGGACGCGAGGTGCTTTTCGATGTGATCTTCGGACGAGCCGCAGATCTTGCACTCGATCTGTTCGGAATTGCTGCTCATTTCAACCTCCGTATAAGCTTTGTTGCTGTTGAATGTGTGTTAGCTAACACATGCGATTCGCGCTAGTGGGAATATGTGTGTCGCTTCGCACTAATCACTTTCCAACGAGGAACTTCTTGAGCAGCCCGAGAAGCTGAGCTGGCATTTCGCCGACGTTGTTGATGATGATGGCGTGCGGGTAGTAGCTCGCGGGGCCGTAGTGCTGAATGCCGATGCCAACCAGATCGATGCCGGAGGCGGTGATCTTTTGGACCATCTGCGATGCGTGCTTTTGGCTCTCGCTGCCGGTTTTGTTGTTGAAGCAATGATCGTACGGCTCACCGTCCGTCATGGTGATCATGATCTTGCGGGCTTCCTTGCGCTGCAGGAGCCGGCGCGCGGCGAATTCGTTACCGCAGCCTTCGGGCGTGCCGCCGAGGCCGATGTTCGGTGCGGGCCTCATTCCGCCAGTGTTGTGAATGTAGGCGAAGCGACGCTGCACGCCAGGGCTCCAGCGCTCGTCGAAGCCTTTGAACATCGGCATCATAATCGGCTGGTAGCGATGCACCGGGCGGATCTTGTTCGACTCCGCTACCTCATGCATATACTCGGGGGTCTTCGTCTCAGGGCTGTGCCATTCGTCACGCGCGGTGGTGTAGCCGATGCACTCAAACGAGATCCCCAGCTTATTGAGGACGGTGCCGAGCGCGTATGCGGTTTCGGCCGCAAGCTTCAGTCGAGAGCCGCCCATCGAGCCGGAGCAGTCGAGGTTCATCGTTATCGCTGTGTCTAGCGACTGAGCCTCTTCGCGGCGCGAGAACAGCCGGTCATCTCCCGACAGGATGCGGTGCAGGTTGGGGCCGTGCAGTCGACCGCGGCGCATACCGGGGATGCGCTGTACCTGGCTTCGAGCAGCGATCAGCCGGCGAATGTCCTTCATCAGCGGACCTACCGTCTTGGCGACCTCCTGGTCGATTGACGCGATCGAGGTGTCGGACGGGGTCTGAAACTCGGCGATGACGTCGTAGTCGCGGGTGAACACGTTGAAGTCGAGGGCATCGGAGTCGCTGAGCTCCTTGCGGATGATCGCCTGCAGGACTTCGTCCATGTCGCCGAGCCCATCGCCCAGGTCATCCATGTCGATCTCGATGATCGGCCCGTCGTCGTCGGTGTCGTCGTCTTCGTCATCGGAGGCTTCCGTCTCGCCCTCGTCGTCGGTGTCGTCGTCTTCGTCCTGGGGGCTATCGCCGCCGGGGTAGTTGTCCTGATCGTCGTCCTGGTCCTCGTCGGAGCCGCCGAAGATGTCGTCGAAGCCGACGTCTGCGCCATCCTCGTGCTCATCCCAGCTGCTGAGCATTTCGTCGATCGCGGCGGCTTGTGTGACGTAGTCGTTGAATTCCTCGTCGCGGTCCATGAGCGACCGCATCGCATCACGATAGTTGTCAGGCCACAGGTCAGGATCTGAACCGTAGACGTCAACGACGTCCATTGCGTCTGAAGTAGCAATATCAATGGCCACGGTTCAATCTCCTACCATAATATCCATGAGACGTCGGCGCCCGGTGCGAAGAACCTCGCGCGTTTCTGTCTCGTCGATTGCAAGTTCGCTCGCGATTTCTGCAATCGACTTACTTTTTTTCTTATACAGAAAGATTGCGCGGCGTTGAGTGGGTTCGAGCTGTTTGAGCGCATCCGTGATCGACACGTTCGCTTTTCCACTGCCGCTCTTACCTGTATTTTCGGGATCGAGCGGGGCGCCGTCTTCACCTTCGTGATCGCCGTCCTCGTCGCTGCCGGTGTCGGTGTCGTCGGAGTCTTCGCCGTCGTCACCGCTCTCTTCGGTGTCATCCCCGTCAGCGTCGCCGGTGCCGCTCTCGTCGGAGGGCTCGTCCCCGCCGCATGAACTGTCGTCGTCGGCGCCCTCTCCGTCGTCGTCACCTTCGCCGTCAGCATCGCTGCCCTCGCCGCCTTCAGACGTCTCGTCAGAGCCCTCTCCGTCGTCAGCGTCATTGGCGGCGTCCTGTTGGTCGACGTCCTGCGGCTCGTGACCATCGTCAACGGCGTCGAGAGCGCTCTGTTCGTCAGGTGCCGGCGGGGTGAGGGCGGCGTGGATCTTGATGCAGATCTCCTGGACGTGAGCGAATGTCTCCATCCCACGCAGAAGCCGCGCCAGGTCAGGTATCTTCTTGAGGATCGGCGCCATGAACGGCCAGTAGTTGTTCGCGTCCATGAACTGCTTGAACGCCTTGTCGCCGGCCAGGGCGCGCAGACCGGGGATCATGACGCCGGCGAGAGCTTGCGTCGGTGAAGACCCCGGCGCGGTCGAGCGCTTGGCGGCCGGGGCGAATATCTCAGGGATGATCCGCTCGTAGAGGCGACCCAGGTTCTCCTTGGTGCCAGGAAGGTCGCGAGGGATCAGCCGCTCGATGCGAATATCCTCGATGATGTTCTGCAGGCGATGCATCGACGCGCCGTAAGGCTTCGCGAATTCAGCCGCCTCGCTGAAGGGCGTGTAGAAGATGTGGGCGCATTCGTGATCGAGGTAGCCGTGCAGGGACGCCAGCAAGCGCTCCGACGCATCGTCGTTGATCTCGGGCAGGTTCATTCGAACGACCTTACCGTCCTCGACCGCGACGTAAGCGCGTGATCCGCGGAACTGAACGGGCACCCCCTGCTTGGTCATCAGGCGCACGGTCTTGGCGAGACTGTCCCGTACCGAAAACCGCTTCAATGCTTTGCTCACGAATCGCTCCTGTCGTTTGTGTGTGTCTACCTGCACTCACTCACTACGAAAGAAAAGCGCGAAGCACCAGTGGCTTCGCGCTTGACGATGACTATCCAATCAGGCTGCTTGGAGCAGATCGTTTGGCGCCGAAGCACGAAGATGCTGCTTGAGATCCGTTCCGCTATTGTATGCCGCGTAACAGATCGCGTCGCCGGTCATGTAGAGGTAGACCCCGCTGTAACGCAGGATCGTCAAACCAGGCATGGCAATGCGCTCGTCGTACTGCCCCCCTTCGTCGGCGATGCAGAAGTCGTCAATCGAGATGGCGCTCCACTGAACCTCAGAGGTATTGACGACAACACATAGATTACAAGCCTGACCCATTCATTCGCCTCCTGGTGGAAGCGGCCCATAACCATATTTGCACTATGGATATCAAGTCCTAATTTGTGTGGGCCAAAACAAATGTGTGTGGATTAGCAGTAGGCGAAGCGTTGCTGGCGTACGCCGAACGCCAGCAACCGGGTTAGAGGCTTTCGATGAAGTCGTTGAGCTTCTTCACATCCGCGGGCGTCAGACCATGCGGCTTAGCGCGGCGCAGGTTCTCGATGATGGGCACTTCGCCCATGTTCATCCACCGGCGGGGAGCGTTCTTGTCCGAGACCGCCTCGCGCAGGACGTTGATCGTCTGCACCGGAAGGCCATCCAGCGACTGACCGGCGATGGACTCGAGCTCTGCAACGAGGACGCTGACTGGCGTCTTCGACACGGTCGCCTTGCCGTGCTTGGAGAGCGCCCCGAGCACGCGACGAACGTTGAGCTCAGGGTAGCGCTGCTCAAGCACCGCGATGAGAAACTCGCCGGGGTCCATGCCCAGGAAGCGGGCGAAGTCGACGGCGCGATCGATTGGGATCGGCACGCGGCCGATCGCCATGTGGCTGAGCGTGACGGAGGACTTGTAGCCGAGCAGTGGGGCGATCTGCCGCTGCGACATGCCCTTCTCCTCGTTGATTTTTTCGAAAGCCTCGTGGAGCATCCGCGTCGCGAGCGAGTTTGCGAGCGGATAGTTCCCCGGCATTGAACTGAGATCAATTGACATAGCGGCGTCCATGTTCCTTGTACCTTACCTGTTCGTGTTGCGATGCAGTCAACATACACACACATGCACCGCTGTCAACACGCCCCTATTACGGGGTCCGCGAACAGATGAAGAACAGTTGCGAAACCGCTTAATAAGCCTCGCCCGTACTTTTATTTTGTAGGTTGCGTTTATAAAAAATTCAGTAAAATCAATACAATGCCACCGCTAACCATACGGGTTTTTGAAACGCAGTCTAACGTCGAGAGCCCTTGTATAGGGCTTTGCTGTACGCAAAGCATAACGCACAACCTCTGCCGGAACCTCTGCCGGGTCTTTCCCCTTGGGCAGAAAGGCGATCCGCACATGAAAGCCCAAGGCGGTCAATCGCTTAGCTGCATTCAGCGCCGACGTGATCGCTTCCGACTCGCCATCCCACATGATCGTGATGGTCTGGAGGCCGACCGCCTTGAGTTTCATGAGCGCCTGCAGCTGCGTCTCCTGGTTAGGGTCCACGTCGAGCGTCAGCTTTTTACCGAAGCTACCAACGGCGCCGATGCCAGCCAGACCCCGATCACCGTCGATTGCCATCTGCTGCGCAATCACGTCGAATGCGCCTTCGCCCAGGACGATGTGCGACCAGCGCTCCGCATAAGCCCTGTGACCATTATACAGGAACCTAGCCGTACTCGGCAGGCGGGAGGGGAAGAGGTACTTCGGATCTTGCTTGCCGGTCGTGTCACGCCCCTGGAAGGTGACCATCTTGCCGTCGAGGTCGAAGATAGGGATCAGGAGCCGACCGGTGAATGGACGGCTCATAGGCTTCCCGTCCTCATCCTGATATTTGTGGGCGCCGTTGATGCACATGCGCAAGCCGAACTGCCGGCCGACCCAGACGGGAACTCCACGATTGGCGAGGTAGGGGAGGTTGGTTTCCGGGATGCCGATGCTGGTGGGGAGTTTGAGGTCGCCGGCGATCGCTGGAGCTATCACTCGAGCCTTGGGCTTAGGCTTCCACCCACCCAGCTTAGCGATCTCGTCGAACAGGTGGCCGATCGCCTTGCTGTCGCTCGTACCCAGGTGCGCCTTTGCGAACGTCCAGAGGTTGAAAGACGTGTCGCAATCACCGTGGAAGCAGTTGCCGTAGCCGTTGTCGCGGTTGAGGTAGACCTTCCACTTGCTGCCGCCGCACGCCGGGCACGTCTTGATGTTGAACTGCGGCCCACGGCTACCCGATGTAGCCCGGTAGTCGATGCCCTCGTGGTCGAGGAAGTCTTCCGCGGTGACCTGGCTGTAAGCGCTATCGGGATGCATGGTCTGATTCCTAGCCGTACCTATGACCACCCGCGGAAGTCGATCAGGAACCGCATGCAGCTGATATCCTGGCCGAACCGCATTCGAATGCCGCTCTCGGCATTTCGCATTTCGGAGAAGTAGAGCACCACCTCGCCCTGTTCCTTGTCGTCCTCGCTGGCGTTGATCGTGATGAGAACGTCAGCCGTACGCACCTTCTCGTAATCCTCTGCGACGTCGGTGCCGTCCGTGACGTTGCGAGCGGCTTTCTTGGTGCCTTCGCGATTGGTCTGAGTGGCGGTCAGCACAGCGGCGTTGAACTCGGTCGCCATCGCTCGGAGATCCTGGAAGATCTCAGCCAGGCCGTGCCGCTTGTCCGAGTACATCTGCTCGGGCATCAGAATGTCGCCGTAGTCGACGACGATCATGTCGAAGTCCTGGCCTTGCGCCTGGTACTTCTTGAGGATGCGCTTGAGGGCGCTGACCTTGAGCGTGCGGATCGGGAACGACTGCACGATCAGCTCGCCGGTGAGGGGCGAGTTCTCGAACGCGTCCAGTGCCTGCTCGAGCTCCATCTCGCGGGCGATCAGCTCGCGTAGCGGGATGCCGGAGATATTCGCATCCGCTCGCTCGCCGAGGATCTCTTCGGAGACTTCGCAGGAGGCGTAGAAGACGCGGAGGCCGGCCTTGGCCGCATTGACGGCGAAGGTGACGAGCGCCGCGGTCTTACCGCTCTTGGGCGGCCCCATGAGGATTGAGAGCTCTTTGCGTCCCCAGCCGCTCCATGGCGTCAGCTGCTTGTCGAGCTCCGGGATGCCGGTGGTGATGCCGCCGATCGCCGTTCCGCCGTTGAGCCTCGCCTTGCGCTTGGCCAGGCGTTCCTTTCGGTCGACCTTGAAGTCGTGCGCCTTGACCTGGTCGATGGCGCCCACGTCCTTGGCCTGCTCGAAGCCGGCGATTGCGGCGGTGACCTTCGTCTGGTCTTTGGCGTCGAGGGCATCGGCCATGCCCAGCGTGGCATTGAACAGCGCTTGGTGGCGGGCGAACTCAGCGATAGTGTCGATGACGAACTGGCGGTCGGTCAGCGGGTCGGCGTGGATGACGCCCAGAAGCCGCTTCGCCTCATTCATATCGGCGACCTTGACCCGCTTAGATGCGATGGCTCGCTGCAGGATCTGTACGAAGGTCTTGAGGGTGCACGCAGCCTGGTACTTGACCAGATACGCCTTCTGCACGCTCACGAGCGCGGCGAGGGTTTCGTTCTCAAAATACTCCGGCTCGACCAGCGACCCGGCCGAGGCGATAAACACGTTGTCGCGGAAGTAGTGCGCTGCCAGTTGCTCCTGGAACGCCTGATCGAACTGACTCATGAAAACCCTTTGTGTGTGTTGACCAACACTAACTCACCGCGACGGTGTGAGTCAATTAGGAGGCGAGCAACTTAGCTCGCTGCATAGCCCTGGCGGGGAAGTGACTGGCGGCCAGCGCCTCGGGGATCTGCGGGCTTCGGAAGACGACTTCCGAGAGATGCGGGACGACGTTCTTGCAGCCTTGGAGGGTTCTGATCGCATAGCTGCGATACTCGTCCTGCAGCGGCGTGCCGACATAGTTCTCGACCTTGTAGATCGGATGCCTTGCCAGGAAGACGCGATCGTCGGCCAGGGCGAGCCACTTGTCGTAGACGTGCGCGGCAAACTTCTCCGAATACAGCTGCTGCGGTCGGGGTAGCCGTTTCCACGCCGTATCAATGGCGTGCTGGAACGACGTGCGGCA